AAATCACCAGATGAATACGAAAAGGGGCGGTCTTGAAACCGCCCTTTTCTTTTACTCTTTTAGTTTGTTAGCCGCTTTCAAGCCATCTGTCAGCTTTTCTCCAAGCGTACCAAGCACCAGTTTATGAACTTCATAGATATTCGCCCTGCCCTTTTCAGGGAACATTCCTTTACGCTCAGAGCGTTTCTGTTCTTTGTCATTCTTTTGTCTAAAGGCATTCATGGCCTTTAAAGCAATTAAACATTCTTGCTTACTTAATTTAATAGTTACTTCCATTTTCGTTCTCCAAAAATTTACCTCTTACATTATTAATATACATTCATTCTAATGTGCCTATAACCAAGCCGTAACCTTTTCCCATAAAAAAAGACCGCTTGCTGCGGCCTTTTCTAGAATACGAACCTTTTCCTTTTTTCCCTGGAACTACCCGCTGCGGTATTAGGCGAACATCTCTTGCCAGCACGTTCCGGGTCGTCCTGGTCGAACATTTCTTCGGGTTCTTTAATCCACGCACCGTAGCCTCCTCTGCCATGATGTCCGTCAAAGTGTAGGAATGTACCAGATTCGTAGCCTTCTGGACAGCCCGAATCCCGATGTGCATAACGAATCGTTAGTCTTTTGCGTGTGCGAAACATTGCCATGTCATCCCGTGGTCAGAAGAACGCCAGGCCTGCGGGCTGCCACAAACTGAGCAATATTTGTTTACATGCCTGGTGTGATGTGTCTGTTTTAACCCGAACATATCTTCTGAATCATGCAGCTTTTGCTGCTGCTCGCGCTTCCATTTTTTATATTCTTCTTCTTGTTGTTTTTGCTTGTAAGTCTTGCTTGCCATGCTAATATACCCTTCTGTCTGATGTTCAGGCAGGCCGTGATATATGTTATGTCTAAGCATATATCACAAGTTACGAATGTCTTTACGAAAGCAGGCGAGCGGGCAACCCCGAACAACTCGCCTGTTTTTTTACCCCGTACATTCACCTTCGTCTTGCTGGCAGAAATACCCCTCCTCATCGAATATCCAATCTTGTTGACGGGTAGCAAAGTCCACAAACTTTCCCATATCTCTCCCGTGCCTAAATGTAGAGTTCATTTCTTTTTCCATATTTATCCACCACTCAGCACGCTCTGGGTACTGCTTCGCCATGCTGGCAAGAATATGTTCGCTTTTCAGAAAGCAGAAGTCACAGTTACCTTTCGGCGTTACCCCGTTAGCAGAATTAAGATTAAGATTAAAGTCCTGCTTATCCCAGAACCCGACTACATCTTTTTTAGAAATGTTCGCCTCCAGTAACGGATACCAGTAGCTCCATCTGTCTTTGCTATCTGTTTTAGCCCGCCTTGATTCATCAGCCCGAATTCCAACTGCAGCAGTCCACTTTTTCCAGCCAAGCTCTTGTGTTAGGTATCGTTTCATAGGCAATATTTTTAGCTCTGTAGTACAAAATCTAGCCGCTATATTAGGTAAGTATTTACGCCTGCGTATTAACACCTCAAAAGGCTCTCCATTTCTAGAAGCAGAATTGTCGCTAACAGTTTTGTACTTTGCTCTATTATTTCCAACGTCATACTCTACCCAGGTGATTTTTACACCCCAGCTTTCCTGACATTCCCGAACAAATTCGAGAGTCTCTGGCATTTCTCGGCCCGTGTTGGCAAATAAAACTTGAACCCTGTCAGGTAAGTTACCGTTGGCCTCCAGTATCTGGTGGAGCATGTAAGCTGATGTACGGCCCCCTGAAAAAGATATCTGTATGTTCCCGTCAGGGAGGATGTACTTATTCATATGTCTCGCCATAACCTTTCTTAACTACCTTTAGCTTATATCCAAGAAAGTCTAAGCAAGCCTCTAAGTCACATATGCGCGGCTGGTGTTGCGTGCGCCATTTTCTCATAGTATCCCGATGAAACCCGACTCTCTCGCTCATGTCACACTCATGGATGCGCTGCTTATGCATTTCTTCAAACATAAACCGAACAATTTCGTTGTTATTGGTTATGCGGCTCTCTGTGCTGCGTGATGGTTTCCATTGCTTCATGGCTGAGATATCTCCCCGCCCAACGCGGCATACCCCGCGATATCTACCCATGTGTCGTCCTGTTGCATGTCGTTAGCTAGGCGAGCCAGCTTCAGGCCAATCATGCAGGCGCAAACTTGTTCGGGTGTTATCTCTACCCCCAGGATAACCTCCCATATCTGAGCGATACGATAGTGGTTTGCTTTAGCGTCACCGTAATCTTTAGCCCGCTGCCCGTTAATAAGCTCTTCTGCCTTATCTAGGAAGTAAGCCCGGTTCATGCTGTCGTAGTCTTTTTCGTCAATCATAAAAATTTTCCCTTCGTAAATCCGTTGTCGCCGCGCTGCATAGCAATCTTTGTTTGCTTGGACGCAAAAATACCCGATACATTTCTATGGGACTGCTTACCCAAATACGAACGATTGTTCTTGTCGCGCTCAAGGCCCGTAATGTTTACGGTTCTTTCCCACATAGATTTAAGCTCTGCTGCGAACTCTTCTACTGTCATGTCAGCAGCTAATTTACTCATCTTCTACCTCCGTTTTATATATTGTCTCTTGCTGTTACTGCTTCATATTCGCCACGGCTCATAACGCCATTGACTGTGCCTAGCCACTTGCGACCTCCAGATGTACTAAACGAATACTTCTCGATACGGCGTTCCGCGATTAAATCACGAACAATTCTTCCTATAGATGACTCACCCATCCCACTTAAAGAAGGAGGGGAATCTGCATCGCTTAGTCTATTAAATATGCTATCAGCGCCACCCATTTGGCATAAAGCTCGACCGTCCCGCTCACAAGCCGCAATCCAGCTAAACATAGCATCTTTGCGAGCTTGAGCTTGGTTGCCTTGATTCAGGTTCTGAATTTGTTCGGTTCTGTCCTCCAGCAATCCTGTAAAGGTGTCCCGAATAAAATGTCGTATATGTCTGCTGGCTGGGCCGTTAGACTTTACAACTGCACCATCAAAGCACCTATTGCGCTCATATTGTATACCTAAGTCATTACACCGACCCACTGAAGTCTTTTCGTCTACTTGCCACAAGGCAAATGCAGAACGCACACCGTCAACAAGTGCAGATGTACCCCGAATCATATTCCGAGCTTGCTCTGGCCTGCTGATAACAGCATCGTCCTTTACCTTGGTCATATGGTGACATACAAGTACAGAAGCCCCCGTTTCGGTTGCCACGCGAGCTAATAGCCCCGTTAAAGCCGCCCCTGCGGCAGGGTCAGCATTTACATCTGCGTGTACGAATGATGCCAATGGGTCAAACACAATGAGCTTTATATTGCCGAGTTGAATGATTTGTTCATATATCTTCTTGAACTCATCTGTCTCGCTGTAGTCGCCCATGTTCTCTCGTAAGATAGGAAACACACCGCCTACGTTTGGCAGCGGAACAACATGCAACTTGTTCGGGTAATCGAACCTATTGCCTGCCTCGTCTAGCCTCTCAATACGTCTGTGCATTTCCGATTCATCATCTTCTGCTGTGAAGATAACAACATCCCCGAACTCTTTTACTATGCCCCCGAAAGCGTTAGACATTGGCTTGCCTTCCGCAACCTTCATCGCTAGGTCTAAGGTCATCATGCCTTTGCCAGCATCTCCTGCGGCGGCAAATATAATAGGAACTCCGAGGGGGAAAGTACCGTCTACAAGAAACTGCTGGATAGGCGCAGCGCCACTAAAGCGTGAGATAAGCAGACTATCATTAAGAAGGTTGATAGAACGGCGAGTGTTACCAGCCCCGTCTGTAATGAACTTTTCAACATCAAAACTTTCTTCTATTGCATCTGCGGCGTCCCATTTGGGAGGTTTACCAGACGGAGGTTGCAGTACGGTTACACTGTCGGCGTCAGAGTCTAGCGCGACTTCCCGAACAATTTCAGCGAGCCTCCTGCCTGCATCGTCATTATCAGGCCAGATAACAAGGTCTTTACCCCTAAGTGGAGTGAAGTCAAACTTATCTGCGTTCTTTCTTGTTAAGGCTCCTGCTCCGCCCAAAGTACATGTAGATGGTATGCCCGCTTCAATCAAGGCTTGAGCGCACTTTTCGCCCTCTACCCATACTACCCGCTGTTCATTTAAAATGTTCGGGATATTATATAGTGGGCGCACTTCTGGCGCCTTTGGGTAGGAAACTCCTGGAATCCAAGGGCGGAATTCTTTCTTGCCGTCAATATCGTAGCGGCGCACTGTAACCAATACTTCGCCGTCACGGCTGATATAATCCCACTGCCCATTATGCTGTGTATTCGCATCAATACGAACCTTTTCCTGAGCTGGAGGGCTG